ACTTCTTTAATGTTTGCAGTTATTAATAATAATATAATAGCTGAAATAACTACTGCTTTTGTAGTTGCTTTCATGTTATTTAATAGTTTCTGAATCTTTAGCAGCTACTAGACCTAGTCCTGTAATGATTGCAGTTACACCAGCAACTGCATCACCCTTAAATATTGTTGCTACTCCTGTTAATATACTACCTAATCCAAATAGGCTTGTTTTCCAATTTTTAAACATAAAATTATTTTTTAATTACCATAATAATTGGTCTGCATAATATCCAGCACTTCCTTTGATATGTCTATCTTTTTCATGCCTTATTTTATATGCTTTCCTTCTATCTTCTGCAATTTTTTTACCGCAATATTTTAGATAGCTTGGATAATCTAAATAATTAGCATCTCCTATACTAGCTAATAAATTGCCGTAAATATCATATACATCAATCTTTTTATTCTTTTTTTCACTAGGTAATACAATTACATTTAGCTTTTTTGCTTTTTTTCTAGTATATAAAGAAATTTTGTACATCTTATTTCTTAGTTACAAAATCTAATTTTGTTTCTATTCTAGCTAATCTATCTACTATTTCAGTAGATGAATTTTTATAGCTATGTAAATCCTGCTCAATTCTATTTAGCCTATTTTTTGTGCTAAAATAGAATCCACCAGCACCTGCAATAAAAGCTACTACACTAATTAATATGTCCGTCTGCATCCTCAACTTTTTCACTTTTTAATACTGCATTAGCAATTACATTAAAAGCATTTGCTGCTAAAAAACTAGCATCAATATTTTCAAATACTCCACCTTTGGATGCAGCATCCATTACTTGTTTTACTACTTCTAATGCTTTTTCTTTTGTTAATTGATTCATTTTTGTTAGGTTTGAAGGTTAAAAAAGTTATACTAAGGTAATATTTAATTTAGAAGCAGCCCATTCAAAAGCAGCTTGATTTACATCTTGTGTAGAACTCCATATTTCATAATCTGCAGCATCCATTGTTAAATTACCATCTTGTAGCTTAACATAACTAGAATCTAATAACTGCCAATAAAAGGTAGCACTATCTAATAAATTATCATTGATGATAATTAAGTTAAAAAGCGATGCGGTTACTTGTTGCCCGTTTACCCAAAGGCTAAATGGTTGTATTTGTTTCATATTATTTTATTTAAACTATTGTTATATATCTATAAAATACATCATTAGGGCCTCCACTTAATTGTGTCGCTTGCACATCATTACCGCTTAATGTTATTAATAAATTTGCTCCATTTGTTTGTTGCATAATTCTAGCAGATACTGCATCAAATGAAATTATTGCATAAGCACTATACTGCAAAGGAGAACCAGCCCCATTAGGTAAATCAAGATAAATAATATATAAAGAGGCTCCCCCTGAAATTGTAAATATTGTAGTAGCAGTATTGTTAGGTATAACAATTCCATTTAAAGCATCTGTTCTATATCCATTAGCCCTTATTACTCCATTAACATATAACTTTTGACCGCTGTCAGTTGTTGTATTTATAAGTAAATTACCTGCTGCTGAAATTCTTGCATCTTCTTCTACAAATCCTGATACACTATTGTAAATTCCAAATAATATAGGACTTGCTGTTGTACTACCATTAAAAATACAAAATTCACCGCCTGTAGTTCCTTGTATAAAATTATTACTAGATGTTGCTAGACCTAGTCCAAATTGTCTAGATGGACTGGTACCTGCATTTCTTACTCTAATGGATGGTGAATTTGCACCAATAGCTACTATTTGGTTATCACCTGTAGAGCTATTAACAACTAAAAGTCCGCTGGATGTAGTTTCAGTACCTATAAAAGTTTGACCTGTATTCTTTATTGTTAATCTTTGTAAGGTATTTGTTATATCTACAATACCAAAATCATTTGCTGCACCATTGTAAATATTACCTAATCTCCATTTGCCTACTGAATTATCCTGAAATGTTAATAAAGCATTTTGACCTGTTGTAAGCTGATTTAATTGTGCTATGATATTTGTGGTACCATGCACATCAAATGTAGCAGTAGGCACATTTGTATTAACTCCTAATCTATTTTGTGCAGTATCCCAAAATAGGTTATTACTACCTGTGATGCTGGATGTTCCACTAAAATATGTTACTTGACCTGCAGCACCTGAACCTGTAATTGTTCCTGTACTTGATGGGCTTAATAATACCCATGTAGTACCTGTATCTCTATATAAATCTAAAGTATCAGTTGATACAAATACTCTACCTGTAAAACCTGCAGCAGGTCTGTTAGCTAAAGTATCTGCATAAAATGCAGGAGTATCTTTTTGATTTAATATATCTAATGTTACCCCTAATCTCATTTATTATAAGTTTAAATATCTTTTACTAACTATTGTGCAATTATTACCTGTAGTGCTGCTCCCAAAGTTCACAAAGAATCTTTGAGTACTTACTTCACCTGCATTAGCAGGTACTTCAAATTGCTGATTTGGTTGCAATGTTACATTTTCAATCCTGACTACACTTGTGCCATAATTGATAAAAGTAATTGCGTTAAATGGTTCACCGCCTACATATTGACTAACATCAACTTGATAAAAATCAACTTCATATTTAAGTGCGGTTATATTTACTTGATTCATAATTATATAGTATTTGGTACTTTGCCGATTCTTTTATAACCAGACATTGTATATTTTACATTATAAACATTATTACGTTCAGAAACTACATCAGGTTCAAAAGCTAATGGTTGCAGTCTTTGACTTACAGGTATTAATTCAGGAGTTAATGGAGCATTTAAATCTTCTCTAATAACTACATCACTTGAATTAGTAGGTAACCCTGATTTTTTCTTTTTTAAATATATTGCGAAATACCAATAAGCTGCACCTGCAGCTAATAATAGCATCAAATTTTTATTCTTTTTCATATTATTCAGTTACATCTTTTTTAAATACAAACCCTTGAATACCATTCAAAAAATCATTACCAATTACAACGGAGTACATTTCATACCCTTTGGTACCTGTTACTGCTAATCCAAAATTTGGATTTTCATAAGTATATATTTCATTAAAATTTCTATCATATACTATTGTACCTACTTTGCTATAAACTAATTTAACACCTGTAGGCAAATTAGAAGGTATAATATACCCTCTACTAGATGTAGATGTAGGAGTTCCTTTTTTTCTAAAGGATGAAAAAAGTAGAATACCTAATCCTAATGCTGCTATTGTTTTAATCTTATCCATTAAAATCTAAATTTTATATTTTTTCTTCTATAATTATCGTTAATGGATGCAATAGCATCATTAGATAAGTTAGATGTTATAAATGCCATTAAATCTCTTAACCCCCCATAAGGTACACCAAAATAATATTCTTGTCTTTTACCAAATGATTTATATAATGTAGCCACATCCGCATCATTCTTTACTCTTGTAACTTGATAACCAGCATCTTTTTTATCATCAGATACTCCACTAAATTTCAAATCTTCATAAATCTTATCTGCTATAATAGTCCATTCACCTATTGATTTAGTAGGTGTTTGCACTTTTAAAGTATCTGCAATATATGTATCTACATTACCTGTATTTATTTTTTCTTGCTTAATTTCTGCAGCACTTTTTAAAATACCTAATTTTACCAATACAGGCTTTACTATTAAAAAATAGGTAATACCTGCACCAATAGCATAGGTAACTACTTTTTCAGTACTTGCATTTAATATTTGATTTCTTTTAGGCATATTAAAAGTGAAAAAAGTTTATAACATTAATAATAGAGAACTTAATTTAACACTAGACATATCATTTAATTTTCTTAAATGCTCTATAGTTACCCCCTTATCCATTAGCGAATTAACAATAGTAAACACCTCATCCTCATTTATTTCAGATATACCAGCAACCGCTACAGACTTATCATCTGCTAGATTAAATATTTTACCTATTCCTGCCATTATCATAGCTTGAATTTCAGGTTTTTTAATTAAGCCACTTATCATATCATTTTCATCATCATCATCTTCTTCATCTTCAAATTCATCTGCACTCAATTTAGTCAAAATCATGTTTTGCGTTTCCATCATTTTTTCTAATACTGATTCTAGACGATGGTTTGAACCAATACCTGCTATATGTTGCATAGGCATTATTAAAGGCTGTTCTAATTCTGCAGCTCTAAACTTTAATGATGCATAATACGGAGTATCTAGAGTAATATAACCATCTTTATTCTTTTTTTGATGTAATAAAATAGTATATAATTCATTTACACCATTTTGTTCTAGTGCATCTAAATCATTTTCTAATTTATTTCTACCTGCCTCTAAATCTTCTTCATACCATCCAAAATTTAATTCTTTTTTAGATGGACTTGTATTGCTCCATACCGAAAAGTATGGAGTGGTTGCATTTCTATCGAACCACTCCATAATTCTGCGTGTACCTGTAGCCTGTGCCTTATTGACTGCTGCCATGATACTAATTTTTTAAAAATGATAATACACACCAAAGCTATATGTAGTTCCTGTAGTTGCTAAAGCACTTGGTAGTGAAATATATGATTTTACCCATGAAATTGTAATACCATCAACTTGCGGTAATTGAAACACATAAGCTGCAGATGTTGTAGCGTTTTGTGCAAAATTGTTAAAAGATAACATTGGAATGTTATAGATTAACTGCAAATCACCTTCATACAAAGTTAAAAACGATTTTTTTAAATCTGCAATAGTTACAGGTGTAGCACCTGTTAAAGGAGTTGCAGAAATAGTATCAGTTGTATAAACTTGTACGCTGGTTATCTTGGCATTACGCAAATTTGGCAAATCATTAAAATAAAAGCGAGTTAAAGTACTACCTGATGGTACAGGTATTTCAACGGCTTCAAATCTTTCTAAAGTCATTATTTACGTTTTAATATAATAAAATAATGGCGGTTTGACCTGCAACCGCCAAAGGGGTATTCATAAGCGTACCATGCATATTTTTTACTTAACGCTAGTGCAGTTTTGAGCTAAGATACCTGACCATCTTACTGCTACATATGTGTTAGAATCAAGAGCAGAAGGAGCTGCAGGTAAAATTAAACTTGCATTAATATTAGATGCACCATTTAATACAAAGTTTGGTTCGCATACAATATTACCATCACTTTCTACACTATATTCATCAATAGTATATTGTGCTGGTGCAGTAGCAGTAGCAGCGTTAAAGTTTGTATTTTGTTGAGTTTGATTAACAACATAATGCTGACCAACACTCCATTTAGGTAGTACGTTTTGGTTATTAACTTGTACGTTAAAATAACCATTATACAAATTATATAACTGAGCTGCTCCTGTAGGGAAAGCAGTTAAGTTAGGGTAGCTATAAAATTTAGCTGCACCATTTGTAGCTGCACCGCTAACCAAAAAGATTTGAATTTGGCTAACAATAAACAGGTCCTGGAGTGCCAGACGTTGTTCACGAACGGTTGGGTTACCATTTTGGTTATCATTAACCAAAACAGGTACTCGATAAGATGCAGCACTTGTAGTTAAAAGTACTTCACTTCTTAAATAAGATGGGGTTAATACTGCATGACTTGCATCATAACCTAATTGCTCAATTAGTGTGCGTGAATTTTCAAACACTAATCTTGAGCCGATTTGAGAACTAAAACTCATATTCTTTTTGTTTTTAATTATTATTAAATGTGAAAAAAGTTAAATTAACATTGCTCTAATGTAGCTGCATTTTTAATACCTGCGATATAAGTACCTGCAGATGCACCTTGATAACCTGCAATAGCTGATACAGGCTTATTGCTATAATAATTCATAGCACCAATACCTGAAAGAACTCCAGCAGATTGAACTAATTTTAATCCACCTACTGCAATCATACCAGCACCTAATTTAGCACCTACATCACCCTTAATAAATTTAGGGGTAAAATAACCTGCAATAATTGGAGCTGCACCTGAAATTGCTTTTTTTGTCATGTCAGACATTGAGCTGCTTGCCATTGCCTTATCTACTAATTTAGTAACACCTTGTGCGATTGCTGCACCGCCTACTAAATATAAAGCAGACATTAAACCGCCTTTAGTAGCACCCATGCGTCTGCGTGTACTTCTGCGTTTCACTTGTTTTTTTCTTCTTGCCATTTTGTTTTTTTTTTATTAGTGTAAAATTAACATTTTTTATTTATATTTTTTTAGCTATTTCAACTATAAATGCATCTATTTTCTTAGATACTTTAGATATTTCACCAAATGATGGGTAAATAGCTTTATATCCTGAAAGACCTACTTCATCCCTGTATTTTCCTTTACCTTCTTTTACTAAAAATTTATTAGTAATACCCTGTTTTTGTAGTTTATAAGCAACATATATCTCAAATGCTCTAGCCCATATTTCATTTAATTGACTAAAATAAGTACCATTTATTAAGGTATATACATATAACCTTTTATAAAATCCTGTAGGCTTACCTTTTGTAAATAATAAAGGCTCAAAACAATCTAAAAATAATACTTCTATTTTGCTATTTCCTGTATTTATATCTTTTAAAAAATTAGAATATGCCGTTTTATATTTAGGATTAGTTAAAACTACCTTTCCACCTGTTAATGGTCGATACCTATTTGTATATTTTTCAGCTACTATATAATCAATAGCGTGTCCATATTCATGTGCAAAACTACCATAACCTGATTTATGCTCTCTAAATTGACTTTGAGTGCTTAAATATTCAGATGGCTTTTGTGCAAATGGTGAACGCTGCCTACCAAAAAAATCTATATCATCTTTATCTAATCTTCTATCTCTACTTAAATTAATTACTTTATTTAATGGCTCATAGTGTGCTAGTGCCTTTTGTACACCTCTAGCACCATAAGCAACATAAATAGATTTATTAAATCCTATATTATTATTAAATCTTAAAACTTTGTTTAAATCAAACAATGCAGTATAAAGGTTAAAACAAAAATCAATCCTTCTATATTGATTAACCCAATTACCAAATTCAATACCAGCAAATTTATATTGCTTTAATATTAACTCACTAGCTTTACTAACTTCAAAACTTTTAAATACATTAGGTACTAATTTTAAAACAGGACTTCTTAAAGGCTTATATTTTTTCAAATACTCCTTAGCATCATCCATCAATAATAATTGATTAGCCTTTGATGCTTTACCGCCACCCTTAGGGTTAATATCTATTATTTTGTTCGGCATTATTTAGCTAAAAAATTAATTGCAGCTTTTGCGGCTGCTAAAGTTTTATATGTATTACCAAATTCATGTACTATAAATATTGGTAGTTTTTTCTTTTTACCTTTTATGGTTAAATCCATTTGCTCTATAGAAAATCCTTTATAATAAATAAATACACTACCCATTTTAATTTTACCTATTTGTTCTGCTAATCCTAATTTTTTAGGCTGTTTATTAACTAGACCAAGCCTAGATTCTCCTTTAGATAATCTTAGTTTACCGCCCATCATGTGTTTATGTTGTGCTTCATCTAAAACATCTACATCTTTTTTAACTCTATGTATTTTATTTAAAATAGCTTTTTCGCTAACTTTTTTCTTTTTGATTGTTGGTTTTCTTTTTGCTGCTGGTTTCTTTTTTACTGCACCTACTTTTTTACCATATACCTGTGCAAAAGCCTCTTTTAAAGTACATCCTGTTTTTTTTCTAATAGCTATAGCTTTATTAAATTTTACTCTAGCTGCTTTTTGTGCTGCAGTCATGTTATTTCTTTTTTTGTTTTATTAATAAAAATATCCCTGCACCTACTAAAGCAATAGTTAAAAACATATTCATACCTGCTTTTTTAGTAGTAGATAAAGGTGAAGAAAGTTGTTTACTATAATTAATTTCAGATTCAGTAAAATAGGATGAATCTAAAAACTTTTGCAAATCAGGTCTATCTAATAAAAATCTAGTTCTATATCCATCTAAATATTGATTAAAAAAAATCATATCTTCTGGCATTAATTGTTGATAATCATTAGGATAATTCTTTCTATACCATAATAACATTTCCTGCACATCTACATCTGCAGCTTTAAAGTTTTTTTGACTACCTGCAATAACTAATGCTATTCTATTTCTAGCATCTACTCCTTGTATTTGATTTTTTACTGCAGCAATTACATCTCTAGCTTCACCTGCTGGTCTTTTTAAAGATGAAAATATTGAACTGATAGTACTAGCAACTGCAGTAGCAATTAATGAACTTATAGGTTCACTAGTTACTACAGGTACAAATTTAATATCCCCTATTTGTTTATTATTATTATAATAATTATACATTATTTCTTTTTAAATAATAAATATGCTACTACTGCTGCACCCCCAATTAATAAAAGAGTATTTGTACTAATCCCTTGTTGTGGTGCTGGTGGTGGTGTATATGGTGTTCCTGTACTCATAGGAAATCCTGAAGGAGTATATGCACCGCCTGGACTTCGTCTAGATGCAGAAATAATATCTGGAGCTGATTTTACAATATCCTTAAATAAATTACCAAAATCAATAGGTCCACCCATTTGTCTTTTTTGATTAATACCTGCTAATGCAATTAGTGCCATGTTATCTTTTTTTAATTTTTTATTTATATATGAATATGGTTCTTTCCTCTGATTAAATTTATTTAATACAGGGTCAATCCAATATTCTTTATTACCTTCTTTCACTACACAAAAAGTATGTTCAGGTGTAGTATCAAATGGGTCATATGATGCATATCTAAAAGTAACATCTATGTCTGCACCTGTATTACGTTGCAGTGCCGATATGCAACCTGCACTAAATAATGCATAACTTTTACAATCTGAATTTTTTGTATTTAAAATACTAGATGGTGATTTTAAATATTGGTAGTTTTCAGATTCAATGCCGTATGGTACATTTTGTTTCAAAAAGTTCCAAATATTTCTACAAGTTTGTTCTATTGTTACTCCTTGAAAATATTTATAAATCTTATCATATTCTGATTTATATCTATCATGTGAACTTAACATACCTGATATAATATCATTTACTCCTTGATTATCTACAATAACCCTTTGCTCATTTATAAATGGGCTTAATTTACCTGCTAAAGTTCTTTTATCTATTAACATCATTTTTCATAAGTAAATTGTAAAGGAAAATCAATATAATCAATAGTTATTTTTCCATCAAAATATATTTGAAATTTATTAGCCATATTCAATACCAATTTTGATAATCCTATATAATCAATTTTAGCAGTAATTTTAAATTCTGTTGCACCCTGATTTATAGTAAATTGTTTAAAATTAACAATATTACCTATAAAAATGCCATTATAAAATAAGGCACCAGTAACATTTTGCACATTAGCCGTTGTCTGAGTTGGATTTATAATTTCATATACAATATTTACTAGAGGATTAGAAAATGATATATCTGATAGATTTATACGCTTAAAATTTAAGGTATAAGATTTTGATAGATTATATTTTTTGATACCTATCCATACTAAAATGGCAGCAGGTATAATCCAAAAAGCATTTTTCATATATTCAAAAATACTAAAAAAACCAATAAAATGGCTAAAATTTACCCATTTTTGGACTTTTTTTAATTTTGTGGAAAAAAATTATTCATTATGTGTCTTATTATCGAAGATAAAAGTTATTTTAGCACCGCTGTAGGCGGTCTAAAATAACTTCAAAGTAATGATTAAAACATACTTTTTTCACCTTTATTTTATAATAAAATACAGGGTATTTTAAAAAATATTTGGCAGAATCAAAGATTTTTATAATTTCGAGTTATTAACTGACAATTAAATAAAATTTTATGCTGCCGAATCCTACGGAAAAAGTATTGCTTGAAATTAAAGCAATACAAGAAAAAATCAATTTTTTAGAGAGTGTTTTAAATTACCCTGAAATTATAGGGGTACGAATTTATTTTGATGCTAAAGACAAAACAGGCAAAAGCCATTTTGTTTGCATGGAACAATCTAATGTTCCATTTAACCTGCAGCAGGAAATTAGGCAGTTGCTGGAAGATTCTGCAAATCATTACTTAAATGATATTCAAACTTTAAACTTTAAATTAGGATTAATATGAGTAACACAAAACATAATTCATGTTTATTAACTATTTGTGATAAAGATGATGTAGTTATTAGAGTTGTAAATATTGACCCTAATGATGTTAATTTAATGAAACAATTAATAACTGATATTTACGAAAATCAAACAGGTGGTATTACAATCCGTTTAAAATTAAAAACAAATTACGCTTTATGAAAATAGAAAAAAATGCACCTGCTTTGCCATGTATGCCCATGCAGGATTCTTTAGGTAGATTTTTTAGTCCTATTTCTGGATTTACTAAATATGAATATGTAGTTTTAACCCTATATGCTCAAAATGTAAAAAATTCAGAAGATAGATTAGAAGATGATATGCGATATGCTATGATTATGGCTGATACTTATTTTGATTATTTAAATAATTTAGAAGATGAAAAAGATAATATTTCAACTATTATACAATAAAAATTTACAGGCTATAATAGTTTTATTAATAGCCTTTCTACTTTGTGCATTACTTCAAAATATCTAAATGGAACATCTTACTGACAAAAAACCACTTTCCATTGATGAACTACTTGAAGCTAGAAAATATAACCCCAATTATGAACCAAATAAAGAAGATAAAATCCTGTCTATTGGGGGCAGGTTGGTTGGTTCATTGTCCAACTTTTGTATCTTCTCGGGGTTGCCTAAGGCAGGAAAAAGCAGCTACCTGATGGGAGCTATTGCATCAAGTTTTATTCACCATGACGTATTTAGTATGAAGATTAATTTTCCTACTGATAGGAAAAAGATATGTTTATTTGATACCGAATCATCTGATTATGATTTTTACATGAATCTTAAAAAAATAAAATCATTTTCAGGGCTTATTACATTACCTGATTATTTTAATGCTTATCAAGTTAGAGAAGATGGTTCAGGTATAATTAGAAAAATGGTTGAGAGGTATTTAGAATTAAATCCTGACTGCAGTGTTATTATTGTAGATGGTTTGCTTGATTTATTAGTTAATTATAATGATGAAAAAGAATCTTCTTTACTTACCAAATGGTTAAAAAAAATAACAAAGCAATATAATATTTTACTTATTAGCGTTTTGCATCAATCTAAATCTAATTTAAGTACTACAGGGCATATAGGGGCTAATTCTGATAGATTTGCTCAATCCACGCTAGATATAGTAAAAGACAAAGAAAAAAATACTTATGTGCTTACTAGTCGCTTTATGCGTTCAGATATAGATTTTGAACCAATTACTCTTATGAATTTTAATGGTATATTTCAACAAGTTGAAAATGATGGTGTAAAGCCTACAGGTAAAAAGGCATCAGATTTAGATAAAATTGAAAGTAAAAGAATCTGCAGCCAAATCATTACAATCCCAATGCTTTATTCTGATATACTTGATGAAATTAAGGAAAGGACTGCAGAATCTACAACTTATGCAAAGCATTTGTTAAAGATATGGATTAATGAGAAAATGATAGTTAAAAATCATGAAAATAAATACCAACTTTTTTAACCTTTAATATATGAAAATTATAAAAATCTTATATTTTTTTCTTATAGCAGTACCCATTTGCCTGTTATTATTATTAATAATAAAATTAGCTCCAAATAAAAAACCCCCTACTTTTAAATAGGGGGCTTCATTTACTGACAATTAAACCACTTGGGGGGTATAATCAACTTTTTTCATCACAAATATAATCAAATATGACAAATCACCAAAAAATTTTTATTTTAATTCAAAAACAAAGAATTGCATCCTTAGATGCTATTCAAATCGAAAGTAATTTAGAGCCTTATGTAGTTTTAAAGGCACTAGCAAAGCTGGTAATAGCCCGAAAATTAAAGGCAATAACTAAAGATGGTATAAGATATTTTTGTATAAAAGATAAAAAGTTATAATGGCTAAAACACTTTATACGGCTATAGTTTTTTTTGAAAATCAATCTATGCCACGCAAATACCGAAATATAAGCAATCTTAATACATTTACTAATTTTTGTAAAATGATTAATGCTAGTTATTTTAACCTTTACTATAAAGAAACAAAGCAGTATGCTGAAAGAATATATATAAATGAAAAAGCCCCCTAAATGGGGGCTTTCCTAATCAATAAACAACTATCAATCAAACCTTACTTATTTTAAAAATAATTCTGCTTCTAATTTTCGCCTTCTTACTAATCCATCAGATACAACTTTTTCACCATTAATTGTAACTTTGTTCCATTTAGCAAATTCTAAAGCTACTTCTTGTTTAGATGCTCCTTGATTTAATTTTCTTAATAAGGTAGAATTAGCAAATGCACTATTTCCAACATTATAAGAAAATGATGTTAAAGAATCTAATTGATTTTGATTAATTGGCACTTTTACCAATTTCTTTACATTATCACTAAATCCTGTTGCATCTAATTTTAACCATCTTAATGCAGTTTCTTTATCTATTATATCACCTTTTTGTACCTTTCTTTTTAAATCATGGTTATAAATAGAACCCCAACCTACAGTCCAAATACCTGCCTGGTCTTGATAACTGCTTAATCTTTCACCTTCAAATCTTTTAATTAATGCTAAAGCCTTACCTGACACTTCTTTAATGTTTGCAGTTATTAATAATAATATAATAGCTGAAATAACTACTGCTTTTGTAGTTGCTTTCATGTTATTTAATAGTTTCTGAATCTTTAGCAGCTACTAGACCTAGTCCTGT